TTAATTCTGCCGAAGAAATATGCCTATGACGACAATTGAGAAGATAAAGCTATCGCAGAAAATCGAGATAGACAAGATTAACCGCTTTATAAGCTCCAACAACCTTATAAATTGCTACCCGCTATCGCTATTTGATTTCTTGGAAGATAACCCATACTATGACACGCTAACAAAAGAATATATCGCAAAAACAAAAGAGAGATACAAGACTCCATACGACTACATTATGACCGAGCGGGAGGCTAACCCGCAAGCGATTTTCATAAACCAGTTTGACATTAAGAATAAGGGCATTATAAACCAAGTCAGCTACAAAACCAACACCGACGCCATAAGGATATACGCCCGCAAGACAAAAGCCGTTATTATTTCAAAAAAGCAAGCAAATGAGTTTCTGCAATATAATCACGGACAAGGTGCAAGGTCGTCGGGGCAAGGGACGATAAATATCGGGCTAATAGACAATAGCGATAACCTACTGGAAGTTATGACATTCGGCAACAAACGGGGCGGACGCAAAACCAAGATAAAAGGCAATTACGAGCTAAAACGCCTTGCGACGCAAAAAGGAATCGCAGTTGCAGGCGGAGCAAGCAAACTACTGAAATTCGCACTAAAAGAGTTTGAAGTTTTACGAAAAGGAATATACAGCTATCAAAATCTAACCCGCAACTATGGCAACACATACGAGATATTAGGAATGACGCTTGCCGAGATAGACAAAGGCGGAATGCCATTCTTCTACAACCTAAACACAGGCGAGCGGGGACATTTGCAAAACATACAAAACAACAGCGTGGCGGAACTATACGCAGGGGAAATAGTGAAAGGACATATCGGGGCTAACTATACTTGGATACTTTCAGCAGAAAAAATAAATGCAGAATTAGTTTAATCAAAACAAGCAACACCCGTTGCGAGATATAGGTGCAAGTCCTGTATTCTGCTCCATAAAGCGAGGTGCGGGCAATGGCAAGAAAACCAATATATGACGAGAAAATAAAGCCACACTTGGAAAAGATAAGAGAGTGGGCTGAGGCGGGCGTTTTTGAAAAAGATATGTATCAAGCGTTGGGCGTAAGCAAAGACACTTGGGAGCGATACAAGAAAACCAAAAGCGAATTAAAAGACTCTATAAAGAGAGGCCGTCAATTTTGCGTCAGCGAATTATACTCCGCACTAAAAAGAAAAGCCGTCGGTGGCGACTACCAAGAGTCAAAGGTTTTCTCGGTCGTTGACGCAAAGGGAAATAGAAAAGAGCATACCGAGATTATAAAAAAACACGCACTTCCCGATACAGTAGCAATACACCTACTCCTTAAAAATTGGGATAAAGAGAACTGGAACGACAATCCCGCATTGATAGATTTAAGGCAAGAAGAGTTAAAGCTCCGAGAACGAATGGCAGAAATAAGCGAATACAAGTAAATGGAAAACTTAAAGACTTTCTACAAAAGCCGTAAGTGGGAAAAGCTCGTTAGACAAATACGATTAGAGCGGGACAATATATGCGAGCATTGCGGGACGCCGATAATAAAGAAATACGATTGCATAGCACACCATAGGCAAGAGCTAACGGAGGCGAATGTAAACGATTACGACATATCGCTAAACAAAGATAATATTGCCCTCGTGCATTTCAAGTGCCACAACGAGATACATAATCGCTTTGGCGATAGAAAAATGAAAGTATATATCGTATTCGGTAGCCCGAGAGCAGGCAAGACAACATTTGTAAAACACACCGCAGGCAGTAAAGACATAATACTCGACATAGACAACTTATGGCAGGCAATAAGCAATAACGCCCGATATGTAAAGCCGAAAGGCCTAACAAGAAACATCTACGGCATAAGAGATTGCATAATCGACCAAGTAAAGATACGGCTCGGGCAATGGAATAACGCATACATAATAACTACAAGTTGCAACCCGATAGAACTAAAAGGCCTAAAAGATAGACTAAACGCAGAGCTAATTCATATCGAAGAAGAAAAGGAAATATGCCTACAAAGAGCCGAGCTGATATATGACGCCGACGAAGATGTAGAAATACACCAAAGAACGGCTAAAATAGCAGAATATAAGCAACTTATCAATAATTATTTCAATGACTACAAAATATATAAAAATCAAATAAAAGAGTTATAAACAAAATATCCCCCCCGCATAAAAATAAAAAATTGACGGCGTGGGGACGGGCAGGGGACAACAGGTCGTCGCATAGCAAGTTTTTCGTTTTTTCTACCAAGAAAGGGCAAGCATTATGAAAAGAGAGCAAGAGTTAAATGCGTTATTCAAGAATATAGACGAGTCGCAAAAGGCTCTCACGCAAAACCTTATAGGCGAGGTTGCCTATTTAGAAGAGCAAATGGAACTCTGCAAGAAATTCCCGCTATTAGTTATAAGCCCCAACAACCCCGCACTTCAACGCACAACGAAGTCGGCCAAGCTATATAAAGAGCTATCGCAAAGCTATATGAACGCCATACGCATATTAGTCGGCGTGCTAAACAAGGCAGACGAGCAGGCGGGCAACGAGCTACTGGCGAAATTGGCGGAGTTTGAATGAGCTATCTAAAACAATACGCAGAGGCGATAGATACAGGCGAGATAATAGCGGGCAACTGGCTAAAACGGGGGATACAAAACCTCCTGCAAGATTTAGCCGACGAGAGATACATATACGACACCGCAGACTTTGAGAGGCGACTAAAATTCCAAGAGGCAATGTGCCTACAAAGCAAAGCACCATTCTATATGCAACCGATAAAGTATGAGCTATGGCAAAAGGCGTTCTGGGAGGTTGTGTATAGTTTCAAAATAGCCAACACGGGCAAGCGACGCTTTACGGAAGTGCTACTGGAAGTCGCAAGGAAGAACGGCAAGACTACAATGTTTGCAGTTGACGGCAACACCGATTTATTTATAGGGGCAGGCGGGGAAGATATATGCTGTGCGAGCAACGACGATAGACAAGCCAAGCTAATATGGCTTGAAATAGCACAAATGAGAAACAAGCTCGACGCCAAACGAACTATAACAGGCCAAAACCTAACGCTTATAAATAACCGCATAAAAAACATAAACATAATGAGGCTATCAGCCAAGACGCAGAATAAAGACGGGTTTAATTTTTCAAAGGTTTATTTGGATGAAAGCCACGATATGGAAAGCGACGAGATAGCGGAGGCACTATGGCGGGCGATGTCAACCCGTGAAGAGCCACTACTACTAAACTGCACGACGCAAGGGTTTATAACCGACGCATACCTTGACAAAAAGATTTCATACGCCAAGCGAGTTATAACAGGCGAGATAGACGATATAAACTTTTTAGCCTTTCTATACGAGCAAGACAGCGAGCAAGAAGTATGGCAAGACGAGGCGTCGTGGGAAAAGAGCAACCCGAGCCTGCGTGCAGGGATAAAGAAAAAAGACAAGATAAAAAGAGATATAGAAGTCGCCAAGATAGATAAAGAAACACGAATGCACCTATTGACAAAGGACTTTAATATAAAGGTCGGCGGTGCGGAGGCGTGGCTAATGCTTGAAGATTACGACTACAAGCAGACGCCGTTTGATTTAGCAGATTTCAAGAATTCGTTTTGTTTGGGGGCGGTTGACCTTTCAGCGACGACCGACCTATCAAGTGCAAAAGTATTACTAATGCGAGCGGGCGACAAGACGAAATACATACACAGCCATTACTGGATACCCGAGAGCAAGCTCGACAATAGCGACGATAGAGAATCGGGAGCGAAATACACCGAGTGGGCGAGGCAAGGCATACTAACGATACACGAAAGCAACGAGATAGACATTTCACAAATAGCCGATTGGTATTTCAAACTATATAAAGACTACGGCATACGGCTATACAAATGCGGATACGACCAACGATACGCAAAGACCTTTCTTGACAAAATGGACGATTACGGGTTTGAAACTGAAATGATATATCAAGGCAAAGCACTTTCAACAGCTATGAAACTTACGGAGGCAGACCTAAAAGCGAACATAATAAACTATAACAACAACGAAATAGATAAGTGGTGCTTGGGGAATACGGCGTGTCAGCTCGACAGGGTGGGAAACATAATGCCGATAAAAATACTAAACCAACCAAGCAAAAGAATAGACGGGGCAGTTTCGCTAATAATTCTAAACGAAACGCTCCGCAGAAACAGGGCAGACTTTGAGTTGCAAGTCGGGAGAATATAATGGCCATATTTGATTTTTTCAAGAAAGCAAAAAGTAAATACGCAGGATATGCGACGCTCCTAAACGGCAAGACTCCTATATTCTCGCAATTCGGCAACAACATATACGCAAGCGATGTAGTGCAACAAGCTATATACAGCATAGTCAGCGAAATGAAAAAGCTAAACCCGCAACATATAAGAGAAACCGACAACCAAGAAATAACGATAAACGGCGATATACAAAGGCTACTGGATAACCCCAACCCGACTATGACAACGAGCGACTTCATAGAAAAAATAGTCTGGCAACTCTTTCTAAATTATAACTCGTTTGTAATACCGACATACAGGCTCGTAAACAAAGAAAAGAAATATACGGGGCTATACCCCGTGCAACCAAAAGAGGTCAACTTTTTAGAAGATAGCAACGAAGAACTGGGCGTTGAGTTTGTATTCGCCAACGGATACAAGACGCTCCTGCGATACGACGATGTAATACATATCAAATATAGATACAGCGTCAACGAGCTTATGGGCGGAAACCAAAGCGGGCAACCCGATAATTCGCACTTACTAAAAACGCTTGACCTTAACAACATTTTATTAGAGGGCGTAGGCAAAGCACTAAAAAGCTCATTCTCTATCAACGGCGTTGTCAAGCATAACACTCTACTCGACGGCGACAAAATGGATAAAGCAATCGAGGACATAGAGAAACGGCTCGAAAACAACGAGAGCGGTTTCTTACCGATAGATATAAAAAGCGAATTCATACCACTAACCAAAAACATACAACTCGTGGACGACAAGACGCTTAAATTCATTGACGAGAAAATACTCCGCAACTTCGGCGTCCCCCTCCCGATACTAACGGGCGACTATACAAAAGCACAATTTGAGGCATTTCATAACAAAACATTAGAGCCACTTATGATAAGCATATCGCAGGAATTAAGCAAAAAGCTATTCACTAAAACCGAGCGGAGCTATGGTAATAAGATAATGCTATACAGCAAAGACCTCGTATTTATGGATATATCGCAAAAAATAACATTCTTGCAGGCTTTCGCACCGACAGGCGGGCTATACCAAAACGAAATACGGCGTATGTTCGGCCTACAACCGCTACACGAACTGGACGGCGTGAGAATGCAGAGCCTAAACTATGTAAACGCAGATAGAGCAAATGAATATCAGCTAAAAGGAGTTAAAAATGAAAACAAAGTTTGATAAACCAAAAATGGGCGAACTAACAAGGCGAGCCTTTACTGATTTTAGAGCAGAGCAAAAAGACGATGACGACACGGCAACCATAACAGGCACGCCGATAGTTTTTGACACGCCAACCGATATTGGCGGGCTTTTTGAGGAAACTATCGCACGGGGAGCGATAAACGACGAAGTGCTAAAAGATGTCGCTTTTTTCTATAACACGATTTAGAGAGCAAGCCCATAGCCCGCACCCGCACGGGCAAGCTGAAACTATCAGTTGACGAAAAGGGCGTCAATATGCAAGCCGAAGTAAACCGCAAGCGGGGCGATGTAAACGATTTATACGAGGCCATAAAGGACGGCGACATAGACGGAATGAGTTTTATGTTTAGGGTTGAGGGCGAAGAGTGGCGAGATTTAGACAGCGACTACCCTAAACGCCAAATAACCAAGATTGGATATGTGCAAGAGGTGTCGGCGGTAAACTACCCCGCATACGAAAGCACAGGAATAC